CCGTTTCTTCTTTGGTAACCGCTGCGCTTCTATCCGTGAACTCAAGTGGTTGTAAAGTCTTGAAGTACAAGTCAAGGTTTATACCGTTGACTGCAAGAATCTGCTCAATAGAACTTATAATCAAGTTTTGGAAAGGTCTAATAACCGTGTTGTCAAACAACAACGTTGCAGTTTCTATTTCTTCAGCATTGTTTCCTAATCCACTATTATCCTTGATACCCAACAACATAGGTGAGGTAACACGGTGCGATACCATCAGCTTTTGCATTGCCTCGTTAGAAAGAAACTCATACTGTTGTGGTGCATCGGAAAGTGGTACGGCATCAATAGATGCAGCTAACTCTTTGCTTTCGTTGAATGCAAGAATGAAGTTACCGGCATTTGAACTGCCGGAAAACTTATCACGTATCTTGCGCTCAATGTCCATACGCTCCTCCTCATCCGGCACACCGTTGTTGAAGTTAATCATCATAGAAGGCGAGAGGCCATTCTTGATGTTATTGATATGGTAGTTTGCTACTTCCTCCTCAAGTTCTGCATACGGAATACCTCCTTGGTAATCTACCGGCGAGTAGTAATAGAATCCTGCTTTGTATGGGCGTATTACAAGTATCTCAATAGCATCGTTAGAAGTGCCGAACGCTGCGTAGCGTTCAGGCTTTTCGTTTGGCTTCAGCTTTGTCCAATCAGCACAATGGTAATAAGCCTCAATGTCGCCTTCTTCGTTACACTTCTCGGCACGTATCGTTTGAATAGGCATATGTTCTACCTGCGCTACCTGACGTCCCTGCTTTGTGTAGATTACTTGGAATGCTGCTTGACCCATCAACTTTAAGTCTCCTGCAACTTTCTGCAAACAATCACCGTGAATCAAAGAACGCATTTGAGCGTATTCTTGAGGCTTTTTGCTGCTATCCGTAGCATCTATACCTTTTCCGTAGATAAGGTCGCTAACTGCGTTTATAATAGCGTTATTCGTAGGGCTGCCGTTGTAACGGTCTATCAAGTATTGATAGTAGTTGTTATCCGCACCATATTCTACCCAATCACGATTCTTTTGCTCAATGATTTGTGGCTTGGTATAACTTGCAAGGTTTATAGCGTGTAGCTTCATATTACTATGTATTCGTTGGCGTTAGCCTTCGCATATTCTGTATATACGTTTTCGTTTGTAGTGTACTTGTCGTAGTCCGTTTGGTCGGTGCAAAACACCTTACCACGATACAATTCATTTGTTCCGGTCATCACAATATAGTAAAATCTTCCTTCTTTGAATGTGTATGTTGGCGTAACGCTCACAAAATTACCGCTTTCCGTAGCGGTTACGTTGGCCGTTGTAGATGTATTTGTTTGCTCGTCCGTTATCTTGAGAGATATTGTACCGGTTTCCACTATGCGTGGAACAAACTTAATCTGCTTGTTCGTTGTACTTACTATGTGCATACCTAAATAACGTATCACTAAAGTTTTTTGCAAAAAAAAGGAGAGCCGAAGCTCTCCCTTTCATTTTGCTAAACAAACGTTTAGAAGTCAGCACCGGCAACAATGGTTGCAGTAGCTGAACTCATACCATCAAATGGATCTCCAGCAGCAGGAGAATCAATAAAGTTAGCAGGTGTCAGCTCGGAAGCAGAAAAAGATAAGGTGTAACCACTCAAGTCCCCCATCGCTGCTCCGGAAACAACCGTGCCTCCTGTTACATCAGCACCGTGCTCACGGCCCATCAAGAAAGCATTGCCATTATAGTCAACAACCACGATATGTGGACGACCATAAGCCAAAAGTTTTAATTCTTTGTTATCTTCTTTACTCAATTTTGGTAAAGTCAAGTTCAATACCTGCTCGTAGAAAACTGTACCGTTCTCACGAGAAGCATTTACACTTTGCTCTAAAGAACTATTGCCCTTTAGCAAGTATTGGAACGCACTAAACGTACCAGCCATATTTGTAACCTCATCAGAGGTTAGCGTAACGGCACCCAAGTCGCCAAAGTCTACAAAGTAAACTTCTTTGATTCCACCAACGGAATCACGACAAGGAAGCACACGTCCTTTTGTTAAATCACAAGCCATATTATAATGTATTAAAAAAGGGCAGACAAGCGTTTGCCTACCTGCCCTCTTGATTATTTTAAATCAACTATTTTAGTTGTAAAGAACGATTTCAGTACCGATACCGTATTGGATACCTGCAGTAAAGCGCATTACAACACGAACGTTTTGACTTCCGTCAAGGTCAGCCATATCAATCAACTTCACTTCGTTGTGGTCAGCCAACAAGCCTGTACCGAAGAACAAGTTTGATTTTTGAGCAGCAGCCATAGTGTCGTCAGCAAGTCCCGGAGCAACAAAAAGTTTTACACCGTCAAACGCAAGGTCTTGACCGTTGAACCAAGTAGTACCTTCGTTACGAACACCATTAGCACCCAAACCTGAAGCACCGAATCCACCTAACGCACGAACGTATGCACGAGCAACGTTAGAAGATACGTACAAGTATAAGTCCTCTTTTCCGTATACTGAAGTTGGGATAGCATCAACTACTTTACCCATTTCAGTAATTACGTTTGCAGCAGTTACCGTAGTACCTGTTACGTCTACTACGTCAGCATCAGCTTCCCATAGAGTTTCAAAACCGTCAAACTCACCTTGAGTTGCGTTTGTACCTGACCAAATGTTTGTTTCCATTTTCTCTGCAACCTTGGCAGCAACGTGGCCCAAGATGTAGTCAGAGAATGCTGGAGGCAAGTTGTCAAATGCAGAGTAACCCATTTGGATTGCTTCCCAATCCGAACGGAAGTCTTTCTTACAAAGCTCAAGGTTCACTTGGAACTCTTCAGGTTGTAGGATACGCTCCGTTAAAGTAACAGTAGAAGTGTCAGCGAAATCACACGTTGCATCTTTTACGATTGCATCGGTAGCGAGTTTCTTCATTACCTCTTTGTACTTCACGTTTGGTTTTACGGTGATACCACCGCCTTCAATAGTATCAGCAGACAAAAGTGCCGCTGAAACATACTTACCTGCAAATTCGCCAGCGTAAGTCGTAGTAATAGATACAGTTGTAGCCATCTTTCGTTTTTATTTAATTTATTTAGAAATCTAATTTTTTGTACAATGCGTATGCATCATTGAACGCTCTGCGTAAACTGCTTCTTCGGTCTACTGCATCGTCAATATCCGGTACTGAATCTATGCCTAAATCTTTAGCAGCAGCTTCTGCTTTTCTAATAGCTGCTTCCAAGTCATCATCGAGCTTTTCTGCATAATCCAGTTCTTCTCCAGCCTGCATACCAATGTTTGACATTGAGTCAAGCACATCTTTCATATCCTGCTCTGAACGATTTAAGTCGTTCTGCAAGTCTTTAGCCTCATCGGAAAGATTCTTTAGGTCGCCGATAACAGAAAGCTCAACTTTTTTGGCTGATAACTCTGCCCATATGCCCTCTACTCTTTTCATTAGCGTTGAGAGATTTTGTTAAGTACACGGTCAAGGGTAGATTTGCGACCATTGTTCGCAAACTTCATCATATCCTTTTGTACTGATGCTTCAGGATTTGCCTTGATAGGTTTGGCAGCCGGTTCTTGTGCGCTCATTTCAACTTCTTCAGTTGCTTCTTCGCTCACTTGCTCCTCTGCACTCATTTCTTCTTCCTCTTTAGGATTCATCATTTGCTTGACTTCCTCAATCATTCCTTTGAGTTCGTCCATAGCAGCTCCTAATTCCTCTTTCGTTGCGTAAGCCATTTCTTCTTCTTTTACTTCTTCTTCTTCAGCAGCCTCTACTTCTTCTTCAGGTTCGCTTCCTGCTTCACGGAGTTCAGCAACAATGCCTTCCTCTGCAATAACAAGTACACGACCATCTTCAAGATTGTACTCACCAATAGGCAAGGCAACCTTTTCATCTTCGGTAGCAATAAAAACTGCCGAACCAGCCTCAAAGCTCTCCGCTTCTATGACTGTTCCGTTGTCAAGTTTCATACTCTCAAGAGACACCTCTTGAGTTTCTTCTGCAAGGTCTACATTCAGTAGACCGGCAATTTTTGATAGGGTTTCTTTCGCACTCATAACTAATTAACTAACTATATTAAATTGTTCTGTTTCATTTTCATTCCAGCTCTCCAAGCTCTTTGAGCTTTCCTTCTGCCCAACGCTTACCGGCCTTGCCACCCCATAGAAGGTATGAGATAGTACCACAAGCCTTTGAATCACCCTCGTCATAGTATTCCTCCGCACGAGAAAGATACGAGTGCATACGCTTGATTGTAGCAAGAGTAATCTTTTCTCCGTTAGCCAACTGCTGCGCTCTTACTTTTCCTACTTGTGTTGCACACTTGTTATTAACTTTCTTGTTGAGTTCAATGCCTCGTTTGGCATTGTTTCTTACTCCGCTTCCGTAGTCGCTATAACTTTCAAGTTCGGTGCGTTGCAATTCCTCACGGATTGCACACAACAATTCCTCCTCTTGCTCAACCTCGCTGATAATATCATCAAGGCTAATTTGACGGCTCATATTTACTTTATCTGCAAAGTAGCCCTCAATGGAAAAGCCTTTTACCTTTCCTGTTTTAACATAGCTATCCCACACCTCATCGTTGTAAACCTTCATACTGACCATCCACGTTCCTTCCGGAACATTCAAACCGTATGCTTGGCTTTTGTCTTTTTCGCTTTCAACAATCCAGCTCTCAACAACACTCAAGCCTTCCAACTCAAAGTTGTGCTCAAGGGTGCTTTTGTTTTGATTGCCTTTAGTTAGGAAAAGCTCCGAGGCTTTTCTTACCGTATCCTTTGAGAAGTATATGTAATACTCCTCCTCACCGTTGGTACGGAAGATAGTCTTGTTGGGAATAAGTGCAGGTCCCATTAAGATTCGCTTCTCGCTATCTACCTCTGCAAGTTTTATCTCTTGCTCTTTGCTCAAGGTAATAAAATCCGATTCAATGGCCGGATGCTCAACAATGCTGATGGCTTGTACGCCACTCAACATTTGTTCTTCGTCAAGTATTAGTTCTACTATTTTCACAATGTTGCGTTTTTAACTCTTTTTCTATCTATTTCCTGTTGGGAAGATACATCACTTCCCACAACATACGCACGTACCGGACCTTGTTGGCGTAGGCTTTGTGCAATTTGGTTTGTACCACTCGCTCCCACAACATTAAATGAAGGTGTGAACGAACCGCCCGTTGGTGCGCTTGTCTCGGTAGGCACGTCCGGTGATTCAAACTTACTGTTTTGTATCTGCTTCAGCTTTGCAATACCAAATGCCGTGGCTAATCCTGCTTGTACGGCAGGATATGCGGGGAACGCTGCCGTGATAGGGCTTTTTTGTGCCGTGCTATATGCGTTTTGAGCAGCCTCAATGGTTGATACAACCGTATTCGCAGCACTCAAAGCCTTTTGCACTTGGAACGCTCTACGTTGTTGCTCCTCACTTTCACCAGCAAAGGCCTCGGACAATGCCGACAAGGCATCAAGTCCTTGCGTGGCTATTTGTGTAATAGCCTGTTGTGTTTCTACCCTACGGTCAATCTTTGCTTGTTCCGTTTCTTGGTCAAGCCTTTTGCTTTCCGCATTAAATTCCGATTCGGCAAGAAGCCTTTCGTTTAATAACTCTTGATAGCGAAGCGTTCCTTCCTTTGTAAGTGCAAGTTCATCTTCTATCAGTTTTATACGAGCTTCTTTCTTGGCTTTGGCCAATTCCTTCTCAAGCTCAATGCGCTTGATAACATCAAGCTCTGCATCAATAGCTGCTTGTTTCTCAATTTCTGCAGCTTCGTTCTCCGCTTCTATCTTTCCACGGTTAAGTTCAAGTAGTTCTCTTTGCAACGCTTCCTCGTTGCTCAACTGCTCACTACGGAAACCTGCTACTTGTGCCTCAACACCTGCTAACTCGCTTTGTGCTTCTATCAAAGCCTTTTCAGCCTCAAGGTTGCCTTTTTTCTTCTCTGCCTCACGCTCCGCAGCTAACAACCGTGTACGGGCTGCAGCCATCATCTCTTGCTCTTGCTTGTCTAATACCGCACCAAGCTCCTCGTTGGCTTTTATTCTATCAGCAATAGTGTTACGCTCATCGTCCCGTACTTGTCGCAGCTTCTCTGCTTCCAAGTCGTACTTCTCAATCAAGCCTTGGCGTATGGCATCCGATAACTCGGCAGCCTTGTTAAGCTCAACGGTTTCTCTTGCAGCTTTGGCCGTTTGAACAACATAGTCTTTGGTTGCCGTAGCAACTTTTGTGATAGCCTCTTTGCCCTTGTCAAAGGTGTTGTTAACACCGGTGAGAACGTCAAGGGATTCTTTACCTGCACTTTTAACATCTTTTAAAGCTCCGGCAAAGTCTCCGCTAAATACTTTTTTAACGGCACTGGCCAAATAGCCAAGTGTATCAAGATATGATTCAAAACGCTCTTGTATGTTTCTCTTAAATGCATCAGCAAAATCAAGCAACGCTTGTTTTGGATCCTCAAAAATACCTTTGAAGAAACCGGTTACTGCACCGGAATTAGAAACAATGAAGTTTACAAAGTCGTTAAAGGCAATGGATAGAAATTCAAATGCCGTGTTGAAGGCATCTACAACAATTTGGTTCTCGCTAAACAACTCTTTTAGAATCTCAAGTCCCTTTTCTACCAAGAAAAGAATACCCGAAGCCTTACCGATGTTTCCAAAGGCTTTTGATAGTTTGCCCACGCCCTTTGCGCTATCCTTTGCGCTATCCGTAACACTCTGAACACCTTCATCAACCTTGCTTATGTTGTCGTTAGCCTCTTGGAAGCCATCGTTCATAGAACCGGTCATAACTTCAATAGCCTTCTGCAAGTCTTTGATAGCAGACGTTAGGTCGTCTGCCGTCTTGTCCGCATTAGTTTCTACGTCTATCTTTACGGTTTCCTTAATGGCCATTCTTTAGTTTCTTTAAGTATTGCTTCCAGTTCTTTGGCTCTTGGTACTTGCCTTTTGCTATGGCTATGTTCTCCGTAGTCGGCTTGACCTCCGGAAGTGTTTCTATCAAATAACGTATATAGCTCATATATTACACATCGTTAAGCAATTCCAATGAAGCCTCACCGGTGGTGAGGTTCAGCTTTACTGAATTTATAATGTAGTTTCTTTCAAGGATTGTTAGCTTGTCGTTGTTCTTTAATTGAACCATAACACCCAACGGTAACTGCGCCTTGAAGGTAAAAACCCTTCTGCTCACATCATACAAATCCGTGATGTAGTCCTTCCAATAGGTGTTATACAACCCTTGACTAAAACCTTGCAATAGATAAGAGTCTATCTCTGTACCGAAGTTCAAGGT